CTAAATAGTCAGAGTAATCATCAATTACATTCTTTCTTGAATGATATCCCCACTCAATAATAATATCAGCATCTTGAACATCAACAGATTGCCCTTTACGAATAATCCTAACATTAGCAGGATTACACTTTCTAATTCGTGGGTCACCATTTACAATATCAAGACTATAGACTTCTCTACCTGTAATCAAACCGTCAAGAAATCCCATATTCCATTTGTACTTAAGATTTTCTTTTTCTACCATGTGCTTTAAAAGCTGTGTAGCTCTTTTTTCACGCATGTCCTGATAATCATATCTAAGATAACTATCAAGTTCTTGTATCTTTTCAGCAAGCTGGTCTTCAGGGATACCTTGTGTAGAAAACTCAACAAATCGTTCTCTTATTTCATCACGAATATCATTTTCTTTTTGTGTTACAGCATCTTGATTAATTACCCTCACTCTCCAATCAAACTTTCTTTTCATCTCCTCACCTAAGAGTAGATTAATCTTATTGTTTGCAACAGGGTAGTGCTGTGGCTCAAAAGGAAAATCATTATTTGAAAGTCCAAAAGGGTCACACATTGAAAGCATGTCATCCTTATCAAGGATATTATTATACAAATCCAGATTGGTTCTTATTTCACGATAGTCACCATAAAATGCACTACTATAAAGACCCATATCGGTAGCTGCTTTTACACACCTTTTTGCCCACTTTTCGGTCTTTTGTTTTTCAGTTTTCTTTTGAGAGGGGAAGTCCTCATTGTCAATTGTAATCATCGTCTTTTAATTCTTGACCTAATAGATTGTCTTTCTTCGTTTATAGTCGGTACAAATCTATCATTCATACTAGACCTTATTTTTAAAAAGAAAGGGTCTATTTGTTTTTTACCATTATCATTTTCAATGAGATCTTCATCCTCTAATCCGTATTTCTCAAGGTCTACACGATAGATCAGTAACATACCCAACGATGATATTCTATCGTAGTTGCCCACATTGGGGTCATACGCTATCAACTCTTTAAGCATTGCTGGTGATACTATTGTGCTATAATTTCTCTCTCCTTCTTCTTTACCGTAAGCTTGTTCCATAAGATATGAACGTATCAAACTATTTCTCCAACCGTTCACAGCTTTAGTTGTGTGTGTTCCTTTTGCAGCATTTCCGTAACCTACACGTTTAGTAATCTGCATATCCCTAAGAATACCAGGTGTATCACACAACATATATGTAGCGTTTATTCTGTCAAAGTATTGAAACATACCTTTCTTATTATTCTCGTAGTTGCATTTTGCATTATAGTATTTCATCAATCTATAACAGATTTCATAAAATGCTTCTGCAGTTCTTGGTCTTCCAGTGTATTCAGCAACTATTCTACCTGTAAGACGATTCATTATAAGTATACTACCTAATGATGGTCCTGTAGACATGTCATCATCATAAGGGTCACACCCTGCTATATAAACATTTGCCTGTATGTGATCATCATTTTTTATAGGGTGTTCAAATATCTCAACACATCCCTCAAGGTCTTTTACATCCATAACTGGAAACTGACGTATAGGAGGTATGTCAGATATCTTCCATTTTACTTCACCATCTTGAAAGAACATCTTTACTTTCCAAGTAGCATCTGTAAACTGTTTAGGATTTGTTTCTACTTCCGAAGCATGTATCTTAAGGTCTTCTATATTAAATAAATGACCTTCCTTCTTCATCATCGCTTCTTGCGGTGTGATAGAACGATCAGCTTTTTCCTGTATTAATGCGTTTGGATCATCAGTACCTCTAGCAATTATACCTCTTGCTGTAAATACCTCAACAAGTGCTTTTATTACATCTGAATTACCATTCTCATCATAGCAACCCTCACGATTCATGTATTCACCACAGTAATATCCACATATAGATGTAGATGGTGCATTGCGGTCAAACACATTACGCATACCATATATATTATATGCATCAGGTTTAGTAAACAACTCTTTAATACCTGCAAAGTCAGCACCTTCAGTACCACCTGTACCCCACACGATAATAGTACCGAATGTTCTACTACCCTGTTCTACAGATGGTCTTGCAATTGCATAAGCCTTTAGTAAATGTGGAAACTTTCCAGCTTCCTCAAACAATACAAGTTTACCACGCTTTCCCCTTGCTCTTTCAGGTTGCCCTTTTGTACTTACACCAAGTATTTCAGAACGTATACCTTTCTCAGTGTTTGTTTTAGGATCTCTATAAGATGCTCTTTTGTGGTCATTCCTATCTGCATAATCACGAGACTTTCTCCAAGGAGTATAGTTATCAATAAAGTTAAGCGTATCCCATGCTTTACTTAAGATACCATCTTCATACAAGTACTCACCTTCCGATGCTATTGCATAAGACTTACTCCTTTTATAGTGATAGTAGTTTCTTGTACCTTTGCTTGACCCTTTAAATGAATATCCTCTACCCCTTGTTTTCATATTTGCACAATGCATACCACGATGCTCTGCTTGTTCAACATAATGATACCATAAGTAATCACTATCCCAAACTCTAGGAAAATCCTCAACACGTTCAGCCTGAACATTCATTGCATCATTCTCTAGTTCTTCAGGAGTTAGTGGTATATCCTGTGTCATTAATATTGGACAGTAGTTTAAATACCAATAGTAATAACCTGGTATCCATTCACCATCACTTTCTCTAACAAGACCTTCTCTACACCTACGCTGTTCTTCTCTCCAGAACTTCATATATCTTGAAGTCTGATGTCTATTAGGAATAATATTAGTATACGTACCATGCTTTTTAAAATGCAAAGCACGTTCACGAAAATAATCCATATCCTCAAGAATATGAGGATGTTCTAAATTAACCTTTATTCTACCTTGACTATCCTTTTCAAGATCAGATGAACGTCTTCTATCCTTCTTAAGCATGTTATACACAAAAGGGATTTCAGAAATAGCAGCAATAATATCAGACCTAAGATCATCATCATTAATACTATTTATACGCACACTACTATCAAAGGTCAGATTGTCAAGCAACCCTCTTTCCTCTGAAGTATCAGTCTGGGTTGGTATTGTCATCTTCAAATTCTGCTTTTTCGCGTCCTCCTCTAAGTATTAAACTTTCTGCAATTTCATTTTCTACAAGCCTTTGTGTATCCTGTAATGACTTAACAGTTTTTGGAACACCATTAAGCATATCCATTACTTGCTTTGCATTAAAAATAGGCTTGTTATTATTATCACGCTCATTAAGGTCTACATTGCTCAAGAACTGATCTAGTTCTTTTTGTGCTATCCATGCAGCATCTAACGTATCCATTGAACGTGTCCTACTCATTTCCTTGTACTTCTCAATACAAGCATTTATTAATTGATCAGGTTTCCAATCAGGATACATATAAAGAACATCATCCTGTATACACTTCCATCTTTCATCCTCATCTACACGCATATAAGGAGACCGCATATCTATAAAAAACCAGATAGCAGAAAGCTCTGCTTTCACAAGAGCTTTATTTTTACGCTTTTTATGAAGCGTTGCAAATTCCTTAATTGAGAGGACTTGCGGAGCAATTATAAAATTGCCCTGCTCGTCCGTTTCAAATATATGCTTCATTAATTTACTTTGTTTCCATCAGGATCAAGAATAGTTGTTGTTTCAGCAAGAACCTCAGACTCATCCTTCTCAGAAATCTTAGCCTTTAGTTTACTCATCTTATCTACTTTTACATACTCAGTAAGATCACGTACAATTGCCGTGTCCGTACCAATAATATCAGCATAATCAGGTTGCTCATCAAAATACACAACAACATCAGACTCTTGGAACATATAAAACAATTCGCTCCCATACTTAAACTGACCAGGCTGCACATCATGCCTTACCAAAATCCACTGACCTTCTTTAATCTCCTTAACATTAAGACCAATTTTCATAACCTCAACACACGGTACAATCTCCTTCTTATCAAGAGTAATAATTGCACTCTGTGGTTTAATATATGCTCTTGTTATAATCCGTGACCCTGAAGGGGTGCACTTAATATCTTTACTCGTTAATACTTTTTTATTGCTGCTCATCTTGCTTTTTTTGCATTTGTTCAATATACGCACTTACAGTAGCACGATTTCTATCATTACATACCAGACCCTTTTGGTTTCCCATAACATGTGGGTTCCAGTACATTCTCCCTTTCTTATAACGTTTCAAAGAAGCCTCATTCATCTTCCTTCTTTGTCTGAACTCCTCATGTGTCTCTCCTTCTTCATCAAGACACTTTGGGTCAGAACTAACAAACATTTTGAAAGTTTTATCACCAACAGGATACTCAAAATATACAATCCCGCTATCAGTGACCTTTTCCTCATTCCTCACCTCCTCACTCATCTTCATAATAATCAGTTGTCATGCTCATGGTATAACCCTCAAGATTATACTCTTCCTTATCACTTTCCTTATCCTTAAGATATTGTTTTATCTCATCGACACCTTCAATGACATCTTCTAATTCATTATCATTAATGATATTTAATACATACATTACCATTTCGCTCCTCCTTCATTTTTAGGGTTAGGGCATTCACTCTTACTACTTCTAGTTTTCATTGCAAGTGGACAATTACATATACCACATCTAGGTATATCAAAATCATCTTTAGAATGTTTACAACCTGCACATATCTCAGCTCTACGTTTAGCCTCCTCTTCTACAAGAGGATTCTTAACAATATAATTTTTCCAACCGTTAATTATCTCCTTTATCATTATTCATATATTTCATTTCAGAATACCTTGGAACAAATTTACCAAGATTCCTAAGATATACGGTCTTAAAACTATCATTCTTTTCTTTCACACTCTTAGCAATAGCATCTCTTACTACCTTAAACTGGTTTTTCCACGCTCTTTCAAGAACAGCTGTAGATATACCATGTTTATCTGCCACTTCTTTTAAAAATTCTTTAAACAGTTTGTCCTGCATCTTTAACTGCAAAATTGAAGACTATACCATTTTTCTTATTAGGATATACCTTAAGATTACTATGCAAGTAGTTATCTCCATCAAGTAAACCATACTTCCTTAAAGAAGTTAAACAATTAGCAAAACTAGCTTCAGACATATTACTTACATTCTCAGCCATCAAGAGTTTATTCTCATAAGAGAAAATAGCTTTCCATTTCTTAGGATCTTCAGGATTCTTGTAATCCTTAGATATAATACTATTCTGATACATAATTTCAGCTAATACTTGACGTTCTTGCTTCCTGAGTTTATTCATAGGCGACTGTAATCCCATAATTCCAACATACATGTTAAAAAATGCTTTTTCAGTACCTCTGAGATTAAATACTCTTTCCATCTCTTTATTTTTTACAAATATATAACATATTACATTAAGATGTCAAGCATATTAACTAATAATATTATAAATCAGTACTAAAAACACCTGTTGGATCACTTATCGGTACAATATCCATTCTATAACCTTTCATATGCTCCATCATACATGTTGCTCTACTAACAGCCTCTTTAAGATCTACATCATCCTTATAAACAATCGTTATAATCTTACTCTCTACATCTATACTTATTTCCATTATTCAAATCTTTTATTATCCATATTTATATCATCAGGATCTTCATTACCTACAAACACCTTAAAGCACTTGTCATGAAACTCCATACTAAGATGCATCTCCGTATCTACATCCTTATCTCCATTATAAACATAATGGCTCTCAAGCTCAACTTCCACGAGATCCTTAAAACCATCATAAACCATAGACCTCATAATTATACGAACTAATGCTTGATCATCAACATATATAAGCTCACGGTTAAATTCAAACTTAGGATATTCAAATTCGTGTTCCATGCTAATGCCTTCCTCTCCCATTTTTTTTGCATTTTGATCTTCACCTCGTAAAAACACTTCCTTTTGGAAGTCAAAAACTCTGACCATTTACCTACATCGTAGTTTTTGAGTATATTAATATCTAGCTGATCCAACAGGAGTGATTACCTGAAGTTACAACTAAGAAGTATATTATGTCGCTCAATCAATCTATTACCATAATTGCACAGTCTTAGATACTGCATTCTTGAGTAGGACGATGCAAATATACAACAATCAATATGCTGATGTCAAGTAAAATTTATTTTTTTTTAAAAATATTTTGTGTAATCGAGTGTGATGATCACCCCAACAAAAAGCCCCTACTTGATTTTAGCTGCGGGAACGTCCCCGTAGCTGTAAACTATCACAGTACCATGAGCGATGTAACATTCCTCGACACAATGTCAATCGGCCAATTCAAGAACGAAGTGGCAGCAGAAACCATCAAGCTAGTACGTAGTCCTAAGTCAGGATTGTACTTCATAGCTGATGAGGCAGGCAAGTCAGTTGCCACAGTAAGTAAGAAGATTCTTAAGTCAGATGATCTTACTGATCCCGTAGTATCCCACGTTCAGGGAAATGACGGCAAAGAGTTCTACGTTATGCACAACGCAGGCTCAGGTGATAAGAACACAGAGCGTAGCTGGTAATCCAGCTACCTTTGTAGTCACCAACACACAGACCGAAAGGAGTTGTTACGGTAAATGTGTGCCAATGTATGAAGAGCAGAACTCCAACTGCTCTTCACCCTTATGGGGATAGAATACAATACTACTGTCCGTTACATAATATGGACTTTCAACATACACACCATGTGAATAGGTGATAGTTATTCACAACATCAATATGCTTTCATTATGAAGACATTTGTTTGTATCAACGGAGTATTAACTCTGATTGATTACACCATTAACCCTAACGCATAGTTAGGCAGGTGCATGAATTAGATTCGGAGCTTTACACAGACATTAGCTTGGCAACAGAAGTCTTTAAAGGTTAGGGAGAACCATGGTAGAATGCATTAAACTACCAAAACTCTCGTACTAATGCAACTGAACAATAGTTTAACGGTCACAAGTCCGTGTAAATGCAGAGTGGTACATTTTATAAACCTTTAATCTATTAACGATGCCTAATAACTTTCAATTGACCTGTAAGGTCACCAAAAAACTAGTAGCAATCAATCAAATAGACAAAGAGATTTGTTCTTTACTTGATGTGCCTGTTCACCCAAAGAGATATGGTGGTGATAGATACGACTGGTTCAACATCATTGGTTTTAAGATTGCAGTGGGTTCACCATTGGGTTCTGAAGAACTACGTAACTATGTTACCGATACATCTCCTGATGGTTGGGGATTAGACTGGGCAACAAAAGGTGAGAAAGTTCTTGATTACCTTGAAAATACATACACAAGTGAGGCTTGGGCATAACGCTCAAGCTTTGCTTGTTACAAAATACTTTTTATAAACCCTTTAATCTAATAGACCATGGAATTTACCGTATTCAATACAGTAGCACAGGCTAAGAACTATGTTAAGCGACAACAAAGACTTGATTATAGTCAGCCAGAGTGCGGTGGAGACTGTTGTAGTAGTGAAAGACATACATATCTTGATGATAACAATCGTGTTATAGTCAGGAGAGATGCTATGTCTGAATACGAAACTGACTCAATTTGTACAGTAATCGGCAGGGTTAAAAAACGTACTAATCTACCTTTAGCGAAAGGTAAGTAGCAACAGCTTCATGGTTCGCTACCATGTCAAGGCAGTGATGTCTTTGATAGTTAAGGCTATCTAAAGAGTGAGAGAACAACTTGTGTATAAGTTATACATAAAGGTTTTCAGGATACCTATTAGACAGTGCAGCTATGTCGCCAGATATAGTGAAGGTCGTTCTTGAGATAGTAGGAGCCTGTATAACTTATAGCAAGTTGTTCTTAAACTCAATCATTTTAAGATATTAAATCCTGCTTATGAAGCATAGACCCACAACTTAGAGCATCACGACTATGAGAAGAGTAAGATGTGCTCAGATACGTTAACGTGGTAGTGGAGGCAGGTATAATAAAAGCCAGTCTTATTGTGTGCACAACAGTAGGACAAACAAGTTAACCACTTGCGGCATAAAGTGAATAGTGTTTGGTCAACACAGATGATATACCATCGTTCACATACAAAGCAAAGTAACCTGCGAAATAACAGGGAGGCCCTTAACAGAGGGAGTATTAGATAAGAGTATCTGTAATCCTAGTAGTACTATTGCTAGGTAAGAAACTATGGGGAGAGACATTGCCAATACGTGAAGACGTAGGCAGTAGTGGTCGTTTAGTTCAACTAATCAAATAAGGAGCAAATCCATCAGGATTAAATGGACGCTTTTAGTGGTCGTAAATATCAAGGTAAAGTGGAGTGCAGCAAATAATATACACCACATTTAAAATTAAGTGCATGTACTAAACTTGATATTTTATAGACGCTTATAGTGACAGGTAGTGATTACCCTGTCAGGGGATGTGTAGATATTATAAATGATAGAGATATTGCGTAAGAAACAGTGCTGGCATACATAGTCCAGCTAGTGGAAATCTAACACGCTATCATGCATAAGTCTACACATTCCTTCCTCCCTACAATATTACCTTTATAAAATCATAGAATACAATGGTAAAGTGTTAGCCATTAAAATAACACATCATTTAATATATTATATCATGTCTGAAAAAGACGATTATAAAATCATGGAGTACTATAACGTGAACGGTTGCTTTTTTGTTGCTGTATGTAAAAGCCTAGAATATGTAGGTTTATTAATAAATGGCAATTTGCAACATGGTGATTCACCTGATAGTTTATTGCACAAGCTATGCTTAACAGCTGGTTCAGGCATAAGCATAAGCAAGCAAGAGTTTGAATCATTCTTTGGTATACCTGAAACTATAGAACAAACAGAGTCATTATTAACCTACCGTAAAGTGGTAAAAGAAAGCGAATCATGAAAAAGCACATTAAAAGAGTACTATTCTTTTTATTTATATCATCTTGTCCGTTGATTGTTACAATAGCATTGTGGATGTTGACATTTGGTCAAGCATTTACTTTTGTTGGTGCAGTAACTTCAGGATTTTACATTTCGATTACTGCAGTTGCAATTCTATTTGCATCCGTAGTATCTATTACTATTGATGACGACGAGATACCACTATGAGCGACCCAAACTTTGAAAGAGGAGACAATGAGAGCTATATTAGCTCTCTTGTTTCTGAACATGGATACATAGACAGGGGATGGGCAAATAAAGGTGCTGATTTCAAAGGCAATGTTGATATTCTTATAGGTCTTGAAGAGATAGACTGTTCTTTATATATAGACAGTAATACTCATCTTGTTTATGTTAATCATTTATCAGGTGAAATATTACGAACTAATATGGATGACCTATGACTGAAAACAAAAGACCAAAGAAAAAACTGCATGTAAGGAAAGCGAGAGCTACTGCAGTATCTAAAACTTGGGGATTAGCTAATTGTTTTACAAGCGATTGGGTATTTATCATGTGCAACAAGAGTGGTGAGTTTGACTGGAGCAAGTCTCCTGTATATAACGCAAGCGAACTTGTTGAACGAGACAACGTATACATTGTAGGGGAGGTTATTAGGTAACCTCCTCTATTTTATTTCTATTTATAAACCTCTAATATAATACAATGAAAAATATATTCGTTATAGCAATACTATTGCTAACAACTATGACATCATGCTCTGATACTATTGAGCCTGGTGTATTTGAAATTGGTGTTTGGGAACAACAGAACATCAATACTATGTCATTTGTAATTGACATAGAAACTGAACCATTTACTTACGATGAAGACTTTTATATAGAGTTAGTAATGTTTGCTAAACCTATTATATGTCTTGCTTCTGAAGAATGTTGGTTAGAAAGTTTAGATGAACCAATATATGTCAAGAGTGTAGTTCTTACATGTGATGACTTTATCTTGTGTAATGGTAAACTTGTCTATAGATTAGGACATCAGTTTACACAAGATTTTGAATCAGCAGATTACTTCTTAGATTATGATGTAGCTACTGAACATGAATATATAGGGAGGGTCATTAATTGACCTTCTCTATTTAAACAGGTCAACACCTCCGACCTTGTGATGTATCATTAATTGTTGGAGTTCATTAGTGGGCTTCCTTGATAATCACTAAAAGAAGATAAGGGAAAGTGTT